CTGTGCGCCAGATCCAGTACCGTTGTTGATGACAGCAGTGGTAGGAATCTGATCGATCATGCCAGAGCCGTCGGAGTTGATCAACCCTTCGATCCCCTGCATTGCCTGATCGAGAGAGTTCTTCATTTCCTGGGCTTTGACTGCGAAAAGACCCTTCTGCTTGCTGTCGGTGGAGGCTTGCGCCAACCACGAGATTTCGCAAACGTTGAACAAATACACAGGTGCCAACGCGAACGATGCCCACTGCGAACCAGAACCACGGTTCATGGAATCGGCGTTGCCAGTTCCCTGCGAAATTCCAGCGCCAGACTGAACGCGGAACGGAACACGGAACGATGCACGAGTTGTGCCACCAGCGGTAGACTGGTTAGACACGGGAATGCTGGTTGCTTCGGCCTTGAACAGGCTGTAAGCGGTAGTGCCATGGAAAACCAGATCAGGAATCTCTTTCGCAAACGCGTCGAGTTCCACTGCTTCCACAGCAGCTTCTAACAGTGCCATGATTAGTTATTTTCTTTTGAAACGAGAGTCCCACATAGCAGACCTTTCTAAAGGGTCAACTGGGCTATCGCTGAGTCGTACTGTTTTCACTCCGTTATCCGTCTTCGAGATTAAGGGTCTTCGAGACCTTGCCGGGATATTGGCGTGAGAGGTTTAGATGTAGCTCCGTAGTGCGATGTGTGACCTGTCCGGTGATGGATTGTCTCCGTCGTACAGGCACCGCACTGCGGAGCCACATAGAATCTGTGGTCCGTGCATACGTTAATCCTTAGACCTAGCAGCCTGAACTCAATCAGGTTACGCAATGCTAGGCCAATTCAGTATGCATCCATTTATTAAAGCTTCTTGGCCACGTCGGTGGTCACCGTAGTGACAGCCGCTGTAGTTTCTTTGCTGAACCAAGATTTGATCTTGCGAGCGATACCGGGTGTAAACACGCCGGTCACATAGCCAATAACTGCGCCAAATATAGTGTGCATCGATTCTCCTTGTTACCCGTGGCTAACAACGTCGCCGGAGTACACTGTCACCAGTGTTCCAGAAAAGTCGGTCTTCACGATAAGAGTTCCGTTCTGTCCCCAGGGACCATTCAGGATGCTAACTACAACACCATTGATGTTGACATGGTTCCCGTAAGCATTAGGTGCACCGAAAGCGGTGCCGTCGGTCGTACGTCCGTAGTAGGGAGCGATGGGTTGCTCCTCTTTAGATTGGCAATCACCAGCTTGACAGCTGATAACTTTACCAAGTACGGTAGTGACGCCAACAGTGATACCTACACCATTGGTAGTTCCAGTGACTGAAGTGCACAATCCTTGAATAGTGACTTGGTCACCAACATGGAGTGCTCCACCGTTCACATTAGTTGCTGCGTTGGACATGAAACCTCCTTACAGCGTCTGGGCGGAAGCGGCTACGTCACTTGCCTGGACAGCGATGGCGGTGCTTGATCCTGCGGTTGTAACGTTGACAGTGGCTGTGGTTCCTGTGCCACTGACGGAAGCAACGGTTCCGATAACGGTAACGGCGTCTCCAACGTTGATGGGCTTACCGGCTCTGCTGATGGGGTAAGATTGGGCTGTGGGTGTTGACATTCAGGTTCTCCTATTGAGGCCGGTACTTCCTTCGGAGTGGACAGGACTTTCGTCACGGCGTTCACGAAGGAGGTTTTACCAGCTAATTTCTCTAACGGTGTTACATGTGCTATCGCAAGCTTAATCTGCGATGGCTCTGCAAGTGTGCACAGGTGTTTCGCGTCGGGGAAGTTTATCCTGAAACCCTCAGATAGAAAATACCCTGCTACCTCATCCATTTCCTCTGGTGTTGGTGTCCTGTATGCCATACGCTTACGCTGTCGCGGGAGGCGTGGCTGGCGCTGCCGGAGCAGCGGGAGGATTGATCGTGTTCATCGCGGTCTGAACCGTCTGATCCAACGCGATCACGGTGGCCGTCACGGCATCCACTTGCGCCTGCGGGACGCTGTTTTCAGCCAGCTGTACCAGGGTTGCAATATCGGTGGACAACTGAGTTATGGCAGCGGTTAAGGCTGTGGTTGACATTATTAGCTCCTTGATGGTTTTGGTTAGTTGTTCAATTTCAGTTTCACCGTGGAAGAATGATCTCATTATTACTTCCTCCACGTGACGTACTTGCCCGAGCCTTTCAGCCAACCTCGACCAGCGATCATGTTCATGATTGCGTCGGGCTTGCCTTTCTCGTCTTTATGGTCCATGTCGAGAGATTCTCGGGACGGCTTCTGAGCGACGTAAATTGGCTGACCTGTTGCTACAGCCTTCTGCTCAACTTTAGCTGCGGCAGCTTTCTTTTCAGTTGCTGCGGCTACGCGGCCTGCGGCAGCTCCACCCTTATTGTAACCAGGGTACATGCGCTGCACAGCGTTGCGCACCACGTCCGGCGCGATCGATTGCACACGGGAACGGTGGTACTCTTCGATCTTTGCTCGATCTGGGGTCTTCGCTGACCAGAGGGCCTTCATCTGCGTTTGATACGCGCTGTCGGCCTTCAAAGTAGCATACAGATCGTTCTTCATCATATTGCCCAGCGGAATCCAGTTCTCTCTCGTGAAGCCTGAGAAAAACGGCATCTTAAGATATGGTCCCAGATCCTTGCCAAGAAGCGTGTTGTTCATCTTGTCGCAGGCGCGGACAACGTTCGTCTGGAATTCTTTGGACTGATTTGTTTTGAACTCTTCTTGCTGCTTCAGGAACTCCGCGCGCTCGGCATTGAGTTTCTGGCGCTCTGGTGAAAGTTCTTCGGTCTTGGCCTGTTTATTTTTGTTTTCCAGGTCATCGTAGAACGATTTCATGTCCAAAGCTGTTTCTCTAGCGGCCTTAACAGCACGTAGAGCAGCGGCTCCGGCGACAGCGGGGTCGGCGCTATCGAGTTCGGGATCACTCAAGGTTTTATTGAGGAAATTGACCACGGGTCCGAACTTCACATCGCGCAGACCCTCCAGAAAATGAGGCTCAAATATTGGGCCAAACTCTTCCTTGGCAATGTTTGCGCGCGCGGCGTCCAACATTGCTTTGGTCAACGACTTCAGATTGCCAAGTTTGCCCTGAGACTTAAGATCCTCAACAACATCGTTGATGAGTTCTCCGTTCTTCTCTGGGTCGTACAGCTTCGCATCGCTAGCTTCAGCTGCCGCCACGGTACCTGACAGCGTCTCGTACCCTTCATGTCCGCCGATCAGATCAATGAACTCTTTGGCGCGTTCTGCGTCAGCTACCTTGGGGAACACTTTAGCGAACGCCGAATAGCGCTCGTAAGCGCCATGCAACTGCTTAACCATCGCAGCGTTCTCTGGCGAAGCGTCCTTGAAGGCTTTCAGCGCCTTGCGAATTTCCTGGGGCGTCTTTTCATCACCAGGGAGTTCGTCAGTGGTTGCCTCTTCTTTAGGAGACCCGTCAGAATTGTACTGCTGCTTAACAGGTTTAGCCGGGTCAACTTTCTTGGCAGAATCAGCGTCAGTAGAGGCCGCAGCGTCAGCTTCGGGCGTATCTACGTTCGTATCGACTTCAGGTACGTCAGCAACTGGCGTAGATTCCACCACAGGTGCTGCGGCGGCTGAGTCTAGTCCTGCAAAATCTATAACGTCTACTGCTTCGTCTGACATTTTTGAGTCTCCTGAGTTTTAAGTTCGTACAGCGCGGCGATAACTTCGCGCTCCAGTTTCAATACTGTGTGTACCGCATCTTCGCGTGTGTGCCCGCTGGTAGTTAGCGCGGCAGCAGCAGCGAGCAACCTAGCCACACGTGGTGTGTCTATGTGTGTGTCGGTAAACTGCTCCAAATTCATCTGAATCACTCCTGAGTCTTAGGTTCCAAATTCAGCCTCTTTAGTTTGGCCGAATAGGATCTCTACTGAGTATGCACCGTCGCTTTCTAAGTACACACCCAAGGTACCTCCCGGCTTTACCGAAACGTCGTCAGATTCGGCTTTGCCTGTGAATTCTTCATCAATCATTTTGTTGAGAGCCACGCAATTTGAGTTGTGTGTGACGTAGAGCGTTAACTTGTCATCATTGCGCAGTTCTTTATCAAAGAACTCAAAGTTACGTTGTTCAAAATCGTCGAGCGATTCACCGTCAGGTGGGACTTTCTTAGGGTTCTCTACGTAAAGTTCTAGAATGTCAGCGTACTCGTCTTTGTCTTTACCGGCGAGAAATCCTAACGACCAAGAGATAATCCCTCGGTCCTGCTCCACATCCAAATCATACAGGTCTGCAAATATGTCAGCGGTTTGTACTGCGCGCAATAGCGGACTAGATATGATGCGTTTTAATTCAACATCTTTTGACTTAAGGTTTTCAGCAGCTTCTTCAGCTTGCTTCTTTCCTTTGTCGTCCAACGGCGGATCGAGCCTTGCCCGAAACTTGTTGTCCTCGTTCAAGACTGTGGAGCCGTGACGCTGGACGATCGCAATTAGCTTCTTGTCAGCCATCACGGCTCCTTGAGGTTTAGCGCCTCAGCTGTCTCGGCTGGCCTGGGGCCGCGCCGGGAGGTGCTTGAGGTGGTTTAGGTTTTTCTCCCTTGATTGCATCAGGAATCACTTTAGCCTGAACCTTTTGGTTCAACTGATCGGCATTGTGTTGTGCAAAATCTGCGGGTGTAGCTTGTATCCCCATTTTAGCCAGGGACTGTATTGCTACGTTCGCGGGCATCTTGGACACATCCACGCTGATGGATTCTGACGGAGGCTTGGGAGGTGCAGCGTTCGCTGCGGCGATTTTCTTCGCCATAGCAACGTGCTCCGACCAGTGCAGAGATACGTTCTGGAACGCCGCGCGTTGCTCTGGAGTACCATACTTGAACTTTTGACCTTCTGAACTGTTAAGCCATTCAAAACAAGCTGCAGCTTCCAACGAATGCGCTTCGCTCTCGTCTTGTGCGACAGGAACGGTGCTGACCATCGGTGGCAGTGTTTTCGCCATAGCTTGCATCTGGGTAACCGTAGCCAGTTCTTTCGGATCTGGCGGTAATCCCAAACCTGCTTTGTTTTGCATATCCAAAGCTGCTTCGGCCAGCGTTTGCTGGATTTGCATGAGTTTTGGATTAGGCATTGGGCCGGAGCGCAACAATAACTCGTACTCCGACTTCTGCTTGATAATTGATGCGGCACCAGCGGCCTTGAAGCCTTTCAGTCGTAAACCGGCCTGCAAAGTTGGCAGATTCTCTGGGGAGAAAATCCATCCTGCTAGGGCTTGGTTGTTCGAGCTGGCGTCCACAAGGGATGTAAGTTTGGCTTCGCGCTGTGCTGAACTTTCTGGGAAACTTGGATCGCTCTCTGGGTAACAGAGAACGTTGCCAGACAAGTTGCTGGTGTTGACAGTGATCGGACCAATACCACTGAACGTCTGGGTGATCTTCTGGCCTTCACGGCAGTCCGCAGCGCAACCAACTGCTTGGCGCGCGCATTCTGCAAAGAGCATTTGAATATTGTTCCACGGGCATCCGATACGCTGCAGCGCTTGATCTCGCTGAATTTGCGCATTGCCCACGGTGTTCTCACCTGTGGCCGCACCGAACAATGACGGCAGCGCTCCAGTGATCTCTTCAGATAGAGTGGTGATGAACCACTTGATGAAATCCGCCAGAGACGCCTGAGGTTGCGGTGTTGGCTCGACCATAATGTACTGGTCGGCGGTGGTGAGACCGGGCTGCGGTTGGAATCCGCCGGTGCTGCCGGGGACGTTGGTCTGTCCTTTGAGAGCTTCGAGATCGAACGCTTCGGCGTTCATCCACTTCTTAGGTACAGTACGTTTGAAAAAGTCATCCTGCAGGTCAACCCAGTCGTTGATACGTTTCTGAATGGAAATCAGTGGCGTACCCAGTGCGCGACGGTTCTGACCTTTGCCTGATAGTGCGTGCGATATGGCGAGATGCTTATCCATGCTCTCATTTCGCGCAAACGCGAACTCAGAACCAGCCTTGACCATCAGACAACCATCAGGAAATGTTTCAAGCAGTTCAGCGCGCGTCAGATCGCTCACTTTGTCGTCCATGAACATCGACGGCCTGAACCATGTGTACTTCACAATTGTGTGACGTTGCAACGAATCGCCGGTGACGTAAGCGCCGAGCACAGCTTGACGTGTATTCTCTCGGGCAATACGGTCCAGCTCAACTTCGGACTGACCGTCTCCACCCGGTTTAATTTTGTCAGCGATCCACGGAAACTTTGCTTTCGCTATACAGACATCCAGATCCCAGAATAACTGAGCAAACTGCATGTCCTTCAAGTGATCTACCGCTATCGGCACTTTGTGATCCAGCTTGCCATGCAGCGTTGTCACTTCTCTACCGCGAGGTTTTCGGTTTGACGTTACTTGAATTTGCAAACCGTCGGTATCTGAATCCTCACCTGCCTGAACCTCTAGGTTCTCATCGATAGGGGATTCGGTCTGATCTAGAAATTGATCTAGACCTTCCTGACCTGTAGGAGTATCGTCCGGCGGGTTGAGAATGTCTTCAGCCACAACTGGGGCTTTGTCGCCATCTTCACCGTGAAAACCATAAAGCTGGCCATTAAGTTCATATCTCGTGTACGCGAGAACTCGATCCTCATTCCAAAAGATGCGAGCGCACTCGACAAGTAGCGCATGCAAATTATTATTACGCGCCCACACTTCTTTAAACTTTTCAGCTTCCTCAGCCGCGACAATGTCGGGACCGTAGGAAGGGTCGGCGGGGAAGAACTCTACCTTAGGTACTTCGCGCGAGAGCGCTGAAACAATGATATCACCTTTGGCACCATAAACGTTAGTGTCATAGATGGTGTTGTTGTTACGCTGGGAAGTTGGGCCGTAACCTGAGGCCTGCCCAGGCAGTTCCCAACCGCCACGCTTGCCACGCAGCAAATGTTGATATCCGCGATCGAAATGGATAGCTTCCCACGCTTGCTCAACTTCAAATCTGCGTGCCGCCACGTCTGTTTTGGTGGCGATAATGTCCAACTGGATCAGCGCACCCTTAGCATCCTCACTGAGAGTAGCAAATGGCTCTGAGGAGAAATCAAACGGCGCTAGAACGCCAAGAGGACTGTCCTCCGGCTTCTCGGGTTGCGCGTATGGCATAGGTGCAGATACATCGGTCTGCATGGAGCCTTGTTCGTCTGCCATTGATTTCCCTTCCTTTATTTAGTGTTTCATTGCTGCGAAGCCTTTGGCGCTAGCTTTCATGTGCTTTACATGCTCACTATCTCCGGGCTTTGGTTCTTTCTGGGCAGCTGTCAGTTTCTTTCCCTTAGGGACACCGAGGGCTTCATGTAAACCGCCTTCGTGTACATGAAAACTACCTTTGTCGCCTAGGTCTACTTCGTGTGTTTTCTTTTTGCGAGCCATGCCGATCATGCTGTTGTACCTCTGGTTTGAATGTTCTGAAAAATCTTTGAGCCAGAGTCGGTTTCCCCATTGCGTCACAAATTGCGGCGTCGGCATGAAACGCGATCAGGCCCACAGATAGAATTTTGGAAAACTTGGTTTTACTTTCGCGTAACTCGTACGCGCCGACGAGCGCTATCAGCAAATGCCAAGCGCTCTTATAGAGTTTTTCTCCGGCCAAGTCTTCCATAGGTTACTTCTTCTTTGAGGCGTAAGTGAACTTCTTACCTTTACGCTCAGGGAGAGATTTGAAATCAGTTGACTGATCCCATTCCTTAAGCCCCTTTTCCCCGCCGAACTTCTCAGGGTTAGCGTGCGCGAAACGCTGCTGTGCTTTAGATCCAAATGGCATGGTCTACTCCTATGCCAAATCGGGCATTTCGTAATTGCGCTCTTCCGACTCAGCTCCCTGCTGATCGGGATGCTCTCGCTTTTTCACATCCGTGGCAGATAGTTCTCCACCTGCTTCGTACGCCAACTTGTCTTTGTCATACTCGCTGGAGTAGGAGTGCCCATCAGGATGCAACGAGGTCACTGTGTGCTTATTGTTCTCTCGGTCGTGATGATAGTGCACAGTGTGCGCTGGACCATGATCTTGCACAGTAGACGAAGGGGTTGCTACATGATCACTCATGGAACTCTTGTTCTTTGATGTGTCGCCTGTGTTAGATTGATTGACCTTGTCCGAGCTGTGCTCTTCGGGAGTGCTCTCCACTTTCGGTTGTTCAGGTGAGTAAGAATCAAACTTACGTCCTCTGAACGCTGAACCAAACTTACGACCCGGCTCTCTTTTAGATTCGTATGCCATGCTCTCTCCTTACGCCAACTTCGGCGTAGAGAAGCCGTCATTGCCGAACATGTCGCCATCGCCCATCTGGTCACCTTCAGGTGCTCCAGCGTTTTGACTGTCAGTTCCACCTAATTTCCCAGCTGCATCGTGCGCGTCTTGCTGGCTCTGGTGATCACTGGTGTGCATGTGCCCGTCGGGGTGATGACTGACAACTTTGTGCTTGTTGTTCTTGTGATCGTGATGGGTAGTAACGCTAACGGCTGGACCGTGCTCTGCCGCGACTGCCTCTGCGTCAACTCCCTCAGGGCTGGCCTGAGTATCGCTGGTGTCGTTGGTCGCTCCCGCCATCTTGGCTGAAAACTTAGCTTCTCCCTGGGGGTTAGTGCGAGGCTCTTCCTTAGGTACTGATGCACTCTTCGGTGCTCCGGTGCCCATTGTCTGGTTCTCCGGCTCGCTATGCATCGAATCTCGCTTACGTGCAACAAAACGGCTCCCGAAGGACTTTCCATCTTTTGATTGAAATGCCATTATGATCTCCTCGGCCTTAGCCGCTTACAGAACTTCTTTGAGGCGCTTAAGTACAGCCTCTTTGGTTTTCTCTACGTACTCTTTGC